CCAAACTACTCGGCGACCGACGGGGTGGTATGCTCGGGGCGACGGGGCGGCGACGGCGGCGGAGGAAATCCTATGATGTCCCATTTCCCACACAATCCAAAAAAAATTGAAATGTTTTTACTCATTCAGTCTATCCCACCGTCTCAAACAACTCTACGATGTTCGCCAGTTTTGCCTCCACCGCCGCCTCCTTTCTTGGAATGAACGAATACACTCAACTTCTCGGTCAGCGTGTCGCTGATATGCCGAAGAATATCTGTGTCCTGTGCCTCGACCCCGTTGAAGACCGTTGCCCCTCTGGATGCTGTTTCGACTGCGACTTACTCGTCGAAATGCTCCAAAACAAAAAGTTCCACGACGACGCAAAAATCGTCGCTGAAACCCTCACACAAGTCAAACCTACCCACAAAACCGCCAACCTCTATATTGACGAAACCCTCTCTGTTTATGTTCCTAACACTACCATCCTCTCCAATCCAGAAAAACATCTCTACTACGCTTGTCTCCTCACCGCCTTCTGCCGAACCCGTGCCTCCTTCAAACACGACATCCCGACGAATGAGTGCGGACTTGTCTCCTCTCATCACCTCCACCTCCAAATCCGCTCTACTTACGATGCTGAAACCGAAAAGCACTTGATGACGACTGCCGTGTGTGCTGTCAAGGCGTCCTTTCAAATCCCCGAAGTGAAGGGCAAGATGAGCACATTTTGGTTGTTTGAAGGCGGGGTTTCTGCTTCATTCTTTACCCACATCGAAGGAACTGACGCAGACAAAGGCATCATTTACAAGATTGTTTCGGTGTCCGCCAAAAACACCGAAACTGGTTATGTCTATGGCATTTTCGAACTTACCGAAATCATCTCGTTCGACACCATACCAAACATCACCAACTATCTTGACGACTTTTCCCTCTACATCCTTTCAAACGACACCAAAAACAAACGAGCGGGTCGGGTCATCAAATACCGCAACCCTCATCTTGACTTCGACCACCCCATCGATGACCCCTGCTGGGAAAAACTTCACCAAGAACGCCAAGAAAAACTCGCCAAGAGAACCGAACAGGAACGCAAGGAGCAAGAACGCCAAGAACGCATCCAACTCAAACGCGAAGAACAACGCCAACTCGCAATCCAGCAAAAAGAAAGAGAAGCAGCACTCCGCCTCGCCCGTGCCTCCCTCGTCGAAGCAGTCGCCAAAGTGGATGTGGAACTCGAAACCATCCGCAAACTCCGCGAACTCAACCGCGAAGTCGCACTCAAAAATCAAAAACTCGCCGACCGCAAAGATGCCGAAAAACTCGCAAAGGACGCCGAAAAACGCCACGCTGAAAAACTCAAACAAAAAGAACTCGAACGCCAAAAGTTCATTTCAAAGAAACAGTAAATCTTTGAGATGAATTACTACGGGACTGTGGTGTCCTTTTTTTTACTTACACTTGATTTTGCTTCTCAACTTATCCAACATATCACGCATATTTTTCGCACCACCTTTCGCGGTCTTCAACTCAAATGACATACGGTTCGCCTGTATTTTTTCCGCGGCGTCATCGAGTTGCTGTCGTCCCGCAATCTCTCGGTCATACATATCATCTTCCTCGCTCTCCTCCTCTGGTTCTTCCTCCTCACTAACATAATCAGCATCGGGCAGAAACGCAACACGCTTCGCACTACCAAAAGTTCCATACGGCATCTCCTCACCCTCCTCCATTTCCATACCCGCTCCATACGGATTAGTCGGCATCCCTTGTAATGCTTTCATCATACCAGACCAATTTCCTCTGTCCTGAAAACCGTCGTGTAATTCCAAATCCATATACTCATCATCCATTCCCGCCATATCTGCCGATACACCACCATACGCTCCATCGCCGACGCGAGGATTTTTAGGTGGTCCCATCGCGGGGTCATACGGAATATTCGCAACTCCTGCTCGAATTGCCCTCTCCTCCGCACGACGAAACTTCCTCTGTGCTGTATCCAAAACATCTCGCTCACCTCGCCCTGCTTGTCCTGCCTGTAATGCTGCCTGTAATGCTGCTTCCGCCTGTGCGACATTCTGTCGGTTTCCTTCTAACTCGCGGATTAAATTAATGTCTGCCCTGCCTATCGCCGCCTGTCTTTGCTGGGGGTCTGGTTGCTGGGGTGCTACTGGCGGTGCTACTTGCCCTCCTGGTGGTATAGCACCAATCATCGCCTGATATGCCGCTAAATCCTGTTGATATTGAAGAAGTGCCTCCCTTTCTTGTCTCACAAAATCTAATACTGCTCGCCTGCCTTGTAAGTTCGGTAGGTTTTGTGCCGCCCACCTAAACGCTTGTCCTGCCTGTGGTGCGAGTAGTAATGCTTCTGGAATATTGAGAACTGGTCGTTGCGGTGGTGGTGCTACTGCTGGTGCTGGTTGAACTGGCGGTGCCCCTGCTGGTGGTGCTGCCTGTGGAGGGGGTCTAGGTGCCTGTGGTCCAACAATCGGTAATGCGGCGGGTTGTCCTGCTGGTTGTGCGGGTTGAGGAATATCTATCGGGGGTGAAAAATTAACTGGTCGCAAATCCTTATTACTGATATTATCATAACTCTCCAATACCGCACGAAACTCTGGAATAGGTGTCCCTGCCGCGTGAGCGTTTAATATCTGCTCCAAACTCGGTTTCACCGCATCAAACTTATCCTGTATCGCCATCTCTTCTCTCGAACTTAACTTTCCAGTCCGTCCATAAAGGCGGACATACGCAGTCGCACGATTATACGCCGAGAGATATTCGCTGATACCTTGCGTCAGTTTCCCACTCTCCGCTGGTATCGCCATCGCTGAAACCGCCTGTGATAATGATGATGCCATCTTATCCAAAAATCCCGCCAACTCATACGCAGTCTTTCGGTCTAACTCGTCTGGTCTCAAAAAATCCTCCTTATTTTTTTGAACGAAAGGAAAGTTCTTTTGGAATGCCTTCTGGTTTATACGAGCGTCCTCATTCAAAACTTCGCTGATTTCCCTCGAACGCATCGCCCTATCAGTATCAGTCCCTCGATGTCTATTCGCCATTTCAGTTGTTTATATTCGTTATTGTTCTTTTGTTTTTATTATTAATTTCATCTTCATTACTTCTTTTTGTAAAGACCATTTTGTTTAATATGCTTCACACATTCCGCCATTTTCATACCCGTTTCCTTCATCATCTTACTCACAAACTCATTGTAAGCACTCTTCCTTCCCCCTACTCCTTTTCCACTATACTCACTCATCATTCGCTTCGCAGTCATCGACCCACCACGAACCGCCTGTAAATTGTTTTGCTGGATTAAACCGTGCGACCCTCCCGACATCGCCCCTCCTTCCAACACGAGAGATGGATTTTTCGTTCCAGACCGACCCGTAAGATTTTCAAACTGACTTCCTTTCCACAAATCTTTACTCGCGTCTTCAACCACCGCACCTGACTTCTTCTGTGCTTTCTTTGAATAACCTCGCTCCGCAACTATCGCCCCCATCGAATTATCTCCGCTCACCGCCAGTCCCTCACGCTCTTTCATCGCCGTCTTTCGAGAGATTTTACCACCCTTCATCTTATTACCGAGAGGTATAACTTTGTTTTCTATTTCTTTCGTAATATCGCTGTATGCGTTCTTACTGTTCTTGAAAAGTTTTTCAAGGTCTTCGTTTATACCCTCACCCACACGAGGTTTCTTACCCTCACTATATTCCTTGTCCATTTGCTCGTAAAACTTCTCTGCCATCTCTCGTTCATATTTTCTCTGCTCCGCAATAGGGTCAGGTCTAATGGCACTTGGAGTATCCCTACCCTCACCCACACGAGGTTTCTTACCACGCCCAACTACCACCAAGTCGTCGTCTTCTTCGTCATCCCTTTGAGGAGGAACTTCGGGTGCGGGTGTATCCAAATACGCTTTCAACATCAGGAGTGCTGTCGCCCCAACCTTATAGGGGGTAGGTAAATACGGTATTATTAATTTGATATTGTCCATCGCAAATCTCAATAAAACTTGAACATCTTGTCGGTTATACGCCCTCTTCAAACTCCTCGCCGCATCCGCAACCGCCCCAGGTGCTCTAACCGCACCGCTCACAATCGCATTCGCAAGTCCCATCGCGGCAGGTGCGATGATGTTTTCCAACGCATCCCTACCCATCGCCACTATCTCCGCAAAAGTAATACCTCCTTCCAGTTCGCCCATTTTTGACGGGGCGGACGATACCCCTCTACTGTTTTTTGGCACGATTGTCCTTCTTCTACCTGAACCTACTGGATTACTCGACGGCATATCCCCATACGAAACTGAACCCGTCGCCGCATTCAACTGCTCCACTTCTAACTTCGGCGAAAAACCGAGAGAATTGGCGGCAATCGGTTTCGCATCCGCAAACACGCCTTCCCCACAACCCATCATCCCCCCCTTCGAACCACGCTTCTTACGAATTGATGCCATATATGCCTTTGCTTCGGGCGAACCCTTTACCAGACGACCACCAGAACGACCCGATGGAGCACCATACATACCACCAGAGTAAGGACAGTCTTCGCTGTCTTTCATCATAGAACCGTCTGGCATCATATGATACCCCTTCTTCCCACCAGACATTCCCGACGGACGACCATACATACCACCCTCACCATAACCCAGCAACTCCAACACACCAGCACCCGCCTCACCATACGGATTTCCACTTGATATGAGCATATCTTTCACAGGAGTTCCTACCACATCTAAAACTGGTTTTACATAATCCTCCCAAACACCCTTTACGGTATCATACGCACCCTTGACTGCCTCCGTAAAATCATCCCAGTCATTATACCACTCACCACCGTAAAAACCAGCACCACCACTCTTCTTGAAAAGGTCTTTAACGAAATCCAACTCCCACTCCGAAAAATCACGCCCACCACTCGCAACCATTTCAGGGTCTTTCGTCATTCTTCCTATCTTCTTACTATCTCTCATACGATTTCGCCCATTCGAAAAATCATCGAAGTTCTCATACCACGCCGCCTCCACCTGTGGTTTTCCACTACCATCACTATTACCCACCTGAACCACCTTATTCGCAGGATACTTCATTCCAGCACCAGACCTCGCGTGGTCTATCACACCAGCATCAGGCACTTCGCGATACGGCATCGTGGTTCCAACCATCGCCGCCGCATTACCACCATACCCAGCACCACCATACCCAGCACCACCATACCCAGCACCACCATACCCAGCACCACCATACCCAGCACCACCATACCCAGCACCCCCTCGTCCAGAAAATACAGTATCCCGTCCCTGAATGGCATCACTCGCCATCCCAATCGGCGTGTATCGAAACGCCTGACCTATATCATCGAATACACCACTTCCCATTTTCGCAACAGGCATCCCCGCGACAGGTTTAAAGAAATCGTCAAAGACGCCACTGCCGCGGAACTCTTTCGCCTCTCCCTCCATTCTATACTCTCTTTCCGCCTGTGAAAGAGCACGGGGTTGGTTCGCAGCACCCCTCATAACATCGTTGTATTGAGTATTAAGTCCGCTGTCGCTTCCATACCCTTTTCCTACAAAATTAGCAGCGGAGTGCCTCGCCGCACGGTTCATTATAGCATCGTTGATTGACGCAATCCTACGATTATATGCTGTATCCATAGTGTTATAAATTAGTATAAGAATTGTTTTTATGTCTTATACTAATTGCCTTTCATCTGTAATTATCTCATCAAATCTCTCGACATTCAGCATCGAGAAGCAAGTTTCATCCGCCCGCCAACGCCGTCCATACCTTTACCGAGTGCGGATTTTGCTGCGGAAACTGCGTCCAATATTGCTTCCTGTGCCTTTGGTGCCACATCAGCAACGCTCGTAACTGCGGAACTCTCGACACCACCAACCAGACGCAAATGACGCTCACTCACGGGTTTCATTTCACTCGCGGCGAGGACATCACTCTTCGTGAGAATACCCGTGTAAGTGCTGGATACACCCTGCGATGTGATAAACAAACCAGAATTAACGCACATCAGCACCAGTTCGACATCTTGTGCCGCCAAAGTATAGTTTTGGAGTGTAACATTGAACTGTAAATTAAATGAACCCAAACTGCCAGCGGCATAGAACTCCTCGACAATAGGGATATCCTGTCCAAAACGCAGAGCAAGAAGAGACCCAGAAGTAAGGACATTTTGAAGTTGAGTATCATAAGAAGCACCAGCGGGGGGAAGGTATTTATTAGCATACCCTCGAAACTCCTGCCAAGTCTGGTTCGTGGATTTTGCGGACATACGAAACAAAGTCTCCTGTGTGGCGTTCGCCAACAGACCAGACTGGTTATTCCAGTTGATAGAAATACCAGAAATGGGGAAGAAACAATCGGCATCTCGGTTCGTCTGCTGGGACATCGGTTTCCTCGCACAAATAACCAACATATCAGGGACTTGATTGAGTTGGATGTTGGTGCTTGAAAACACAGTTGAAGTAGGGACTAACTCGTTAAGTGCTGAAACAGCACCAGCAGCAATCTGGTTCGTAAAGGTAGATAAATAACGAGGGAAATCCACATAATCGACTACATTCTTCGAGGGTAAAATCTGGGACGGATGGGGGGTAAGCATCTGGAAATGAAGTTCGCTTCCACTAACAGCAGAAATCGAAACGGCGTAACTGCCAATTGCGGCGGCGGAAGCACCGCAACGCCACACACGGGATGCCGATGCCGAGATGTTGAAAATAAAGTTCAAGTTGCTCACACCATAAATACCCATCTGGTTCGCCGAGAGATTGGCGAAGTGGAAGGGTGAGAGAAACAAGGGTTCGTAAGAAGTAAAACGAATTTTCACAGTCCTAGCAGTTCCATCACCGATAGTCTGCTGATTTTTCACACCAGCACCAATAATAGGGTTAGTCTGTTCCAAACTATCAATACCGTAAGAACCACGAGAGGTAAGAGAATTATCGGCAGTCTGTGCCCAAGAACCGTTGCTGTTGTTATTCGCACCCAACTGGTCGGCATAACTACGGTAAGTATCAGGAGCAAGAGGGCAAATACCGTTCCAACGAGCGAGAGAACGGTCATCACCATACATACGAAGCAACTGGGGCAACACATCACGAATATTCACAGAAACGCTGTTGTTATTCACCTGAACTTGAAGGGTAGTAGCGGACATATGAAGGGGCAGGGGGGCAAGAGCATCACGATTACCCAAATCAACCAAAAACTCACCAGCAGCAGGAATTCCGCTGATTGTAAGTTCGTAAGTGGATTTCCAAACAATATTACGGTCAAGAATGGTAACTTCACTCGGGGTCTGGATTGAAAAAGTCTGGGAAGATGAACTTTGAGAAGTAGCAGGGTAAATCTGGGTCGTCACATTCTGTCCTGACTTCACAACACCAAA